CCGAGCTTACGAATCTCGGCAATCGCCGCCGCACTGAACACCGCCTTGTCAGGGGCTTCCGTGCTTTGAACGAAGTCGTCGGATTGCAGGTGCGCCAATTCATCGGACACGCGTTTGATCAGTTCGTCGCCCTCTTCCGTGATGGGCGGCTGAATGGACATCACCGTCGCCATCTCGACTGCCAGCAAGGCAACGCTGGTGGGCTTCGTCTTGACGGGAGCCTTGACAAGTTTACCCAGCCGAATCGTCGCCGGTTGACCAATTGCACGGATCTTGGCCTGCTCCTCGATGGGCATCTGCGCCTTGGCCTTCTCGTAACGTTCCATCAGCGTCCCGAGTTGCTTCTCGGTGTATTCCTTCGGATTGGTGGGTAGTCCCTTCAACAGGGATTCCGCCGTCACCGTCTTCGTATCACTTTTCTTGGTTCCCATTGCAGCCTTTCCTTTCCTTCGCCTTTCGACATGCCCACTGTACACCTTCGGTTTTACCACACTTGCGATTTCCGAAGTATTTTTTACATCCCCAAATCCGCCATGATTGAACGGGCTTCGGACAGGGGCAAATCTCCAAAATCTTTGGCCCCTATGTCCACTACTGCGGCTTCCACGCCAAGGCCGGAAAGCGCCTCGGCCAGTTCCCTGCCCGCCCGTTGCGCCAGTCCCTTTGGGTCGCTTGGGCCTTTGGAGTCGAAAGCGACGAACACTTTCTTGAACCGCTTCGCCAGTACCAGGACTTGCGCAGGCAGGAATGACACACCAAAACAATGCACCGCGCCGAAACCGGCCTTAAAACAGTCGAACAGCCCCTCCACAACCACGGCGGTGTCTCCCGGCACCTGATCCAGTCCATACAGGATGGACTTGTGCCAGATCTTCTCCTGCAAGGGCGGGCAAGTCCAGTACCGCTTCTCCTTCGGGCAGGTCGGCACAATGCTCCGACACTGATAACTCACGGCCTCACCGTCCAGATACAAAGGCGCGACGATGTGGTTTGCCAGTTTCGGCGCATGGCCCGGTATCCCATAAATCATTCCGAATTCTTCGATTACCTGCTCGGCGTCAAGTCCACGCTTACGAAGATAAGCAATATGATTGGCCTGCAACTTCCCCGTGTATTGCGGGTAGACCAGTTCCGCCGCCCCGCCGCGTACCTTCTCGGCCTTCCGTATGACAACGCCTTTACCCGCGTAAGGCTCCAGGGCCTTCCATACTTCGCTTTGCTGCACCTTGAGGATTCCGGCTAGAGTACGGGCAAAGGGAAGACCCTTGCACAACCAGCAGGAGAAGAACTGCATCTCGGGGGAGTAGCCCAGACGATCCCCACCGCACTTCGGGCATTGCAGAGTGGCAAAGCCTCGGGTGTTCGGGGAATCGAAGGACACGCCCCGATCACGGAACAAGCGGAGGATGTCGTACTTCTTTTGCATGTTGAGAAGACACGCCGTATTGTTTCAGTTTTTGCTTAAATATCCACAAGGCAACTCTTGACATCACCCATACACCCAAAACGAAGGACGCACCACATAAGCAAAACACCTGTATGAAATTGAATTTCACTTCACTTCCTCCTTCTGCCTATTCTTCTTAACGTATCCCGCCATCAACACAAGCAAGCACTCCCGAAGAATCGTCTTCTTCCGGTAGCAAGCGGCCTTGAACGCTTCCCGAAGTTCAGGGTTGACATTCATGACCAGCATCGAGGGGTGCTCGAAGCGCCCGTATGGCTTTCCGTTCCTGCTTCTTTGCTTCATATTCGGCATCCTGCTTTTCGGTGTAGGGATTCCAACCCTTGCATAACCAGTAGTTCCAACCGCACTTCCGACAACGCATTCCCCTGTAGTACCAGACCAGCCTGTCCGCACAATTTGGACAATACTTTGGCTTGCTCCTGCCTGTTTTGAACTTGGACCACATCACCAATCCCGTATGAGTTCCCGCAACTCGTCAACCGCAATTTGTATCTGCAAGTCGTTCCAGTTGCGTTTCAGAAGTTCTTCCTTCAATCCGGTCAGCGTGAACTTTCCGCCGTACACGTCCTCAAGGGAAGTTGTCAGGCAAATCTCGATCACATCCTTCACGCCCTGGCTGCAACTTTCCCATACATCCCATAGACGGGAAGGCAGGGCGCTCGCTTTGGGATCGGGGAGATTAGCCATCCATTCCGGCACGGATTGATTCTCGCCCAAGTGTGGTGTGCCATAGTGCCGCTGCTCGTCTCGAAAGTAGCGGTTGAAATGATTGCATAGCACGCGGGTCGCAAATGTCGTGAACTTTCCCCGTTGCGCGTCCCACTTGTGGGCTTTCCTTACAATCTCTTCCCTTCCCATGCTATACAGTTCTTCGACATCGGAATGATTGTACTTTCTCGCCGCCCCCCATGCACATGCCCATATCAGGGCATCGTACACCTGCAACTGGTCAATCATGGATTGCCGCATACCACCCGCCTTTCCTTTGTCCCGCGAAAAACAACATAATGCCAGAATCCGAAAGAAAAAGCAACAATTATTTTTAGGGCGCTTTCATTGGGGTTTTTAATAATTCCGAAGGTTTTGACTTATGCAAGAAAAAACCGAAGCCCCCGCATTTTTAACCTCCACCCCTTTCGGGGGCGAGGATGGTACTGCCCGTGGCCTTAAACCCGCCTAACTTGCGAATAACCGCTGGGCTTTACGAAACATCCAACCACGACGCATAGCAGCGCAATGCTCCGGTGGTCGGATAGTTACTTCGTAATCATCTGCAAACACACGCCGCGCATTACGCAATAACCAACCGCGACGTAGCGCCGCACGATGTTCAGGTGTCTTCGGCACCACAATCACCTTCCACCACTGTTTTCTAATAGCCCATATAGAACGTGTTTTACCCATATTGCTACTGGCTATTTTTCGACGCGTTTCTTCTGAAAGACGCTTACCGCAATTGATCGCCGATAATTTCAAACGCGTTTCAATCGAAGGACTTCTGCCTTTTCCAGCTTCGCTTATTCTACGTCTTGTTTCCAAACTGCGGTGCGATCCTAACCGAGATAGGCTCATATTTCGCCGCGCTTCTACAGAGTACACGTATCCAGTATGCCATAAAGACAATTTACGTTTCGTTTCTTCAGATAAGTGTTTCCCCAAACACCCGCCATCCTCCTTGTTGTAACCAAAACGACGATCATTACTGCGCTGCTTTCTAATCCACGACCGCTCAACAGCATCCCGCTCTTCTTCGGTTGTCACAGTCAAAACGCAAAACACAAAAGCCGTCTCCCCATATTTGTTCCATGACGCCTGCCAGTGTTTGTTTTCATGGGTTCCATGCCGCAACTGATTGCGATGTCCACACCAACGATCCCAGCAATCTTTACTTTGCCCAACGTACCATTTATTATTCTGTGTATTGCGTACACCATAAACGCCCATCGTCTTCATGGTCGGCCTTTCCATCGAAGCAAAACTTTCTGACGCATTGACTCGGATGTCCAAGCACGTTCCTTCGCCTTGCCTGTTCCCGCCTTACCACCAAGTCGACCAGCACGTACCCAACGAGATTCTTTCTTTGCCTTCATGAAAACACCTTACCACAAGCACATACCACAAGCAACAACTATTTTATACGGGAAGCCACACGTTGCCGAAGTGACCGTAAGACTAGACGAATTACTGCATCCTGCCCAGGATCGTTGTCCAAGACAGATCCCGCGAAACGGGCCTTACTGGCGATTACCCCAAGCAGGTCACTATCTATGCTGGATACCGCAGCCAGTAACCAGATATTAACTGAAGTCGCTAACTGCCCAATCCGATGCACACGATCTGCCGCTTGATCCAAAGCCGTCTTTGTCCACGGAAACTCAACAAAACAGACATTTGATGCGGCTGTAAGATTCAACACCATTCCGCACGCATCTATAGAACCGACAAATAACGAAGTCTTCGGGTCATCTTGAAAACGCTTAACGGACTCCCACCTGGAACCCTCCGGCATACCCCCAGAATAAGTAACACAACGTGAAGCATACCGCTTAGCAAACGCCTCCCCAATACAACGATGATGCACAAACACAATAAGCTTTTCGGTTCCTTCAAGAAAAGTATCCACCCATTCAAAAGCCCCCGCCAATTTTCCCAACGCAGCCAGTTGCCGCAGATAGTTCAAACGCACTAACGAAACTTCGGCTAGATCCGCTTCAACGGCATCGTACTCCGAACGATTATCTATTTCCAACGGCACCGTAGTCCACTGCTTTTCAGGAAGTTCTGTCAAAACGGAAGATTTCAGATGTCGTATCATTACTGTATCCCGTAGCAACGTATGCAGTTCTTGGGGGTGTGTACACCCCTTAAACTCCAACTTCCCAGAAAAAGGATTCAACTTCGCATCGCAGAATCGCATTCCGAACTCAAAACGTGAAGGGAAAATATCGGGACGCAGTATCTTGAGCATGGTAAATAAATCTAGCGGACGTCCTACTAGCGGCGTACCGCTCAAACCGAGTACGTATGGCACGCCTCTACAAAGCCGAAGAACGGAATCTGTCCCTCGATTAAAAGACACCTTTCGTCCAAGTGCATCGGGTGTTTTTCGTTTACCTTGCGCGTACCAATTGCGAAGTCGATGGCACTCATCAACAATTATCAGTTTTGGTTTAAGCCCAATCAAAACGGGCAACCACGCATAAACAATATCGTAGTTAATGATTAGAAGCGTGGGCGGCGTCTTCT